GTAAACTCCAAAGGACCTCGGAACACACGCTTACAGAACTCTCCGTAAGATGGAACTGAATGACTACGAAAGGATTTGCCAAGATTAACTTGAACCCCGTAATCATCCATCATTTTGAGATATATATCTGCGACCTGACGGTCAAAAATGACGATGTCATCCCCTAATATAACATATTTGTTAAAATTAGGGTCCTTCGCACACCAACGCACGAACGCGTGGTGAGTCAACGTAAACACTCCCCAGGATGATAATGAACCTAGGGGTTGACCAACGCTCCACTTCACTCTCGAACCGTTAAATAAAAACGATCGATCAGTCATTATTGTGGACCAAAGTTCAGCCAAATCCTTACCAGCAAGCTGGCCCACTACAATCTTTTGTAGTGATAAAGGAAATCTATCAGTTGCACTAGACAAGTCGAAAGAATACGCGGGATAAACATCCGCATACGCCTTACACCTGTCAAAAGCTCTGTCCTGGTCAAATGTACCGTCCTCGTCGATCATACGTAATCGACGGAAGACCTCATCATGTAAAGGTTTCAAAGCCTCATGAGTCCAGTAATCAACGATAGCAATGTTCCTGGTCTTACCTCCGCCTTCAGGGATTTGCGCAATTATGCTACCCAAGGATCGGACGCCAGAGTTTCTTTTATTTAGACTGAAATATGCATTTAATTCAAGTGCACTTTCGAACATAGGGTTATTGGTAATACTCATCATTTGCATAATGGCATCCAACGTCTTAGGATAATTGTACCTGAGATAACTAAAATCAGATAGCGCTCCAGTAAGGCACGGTCCATTCGGACCAGATTTGAATTTCAAGTGCCCAGAATAGGAAGAGGGATCTCTTCCTCCCGCAACCACCATCTCTGGTTTCAGAAAACTGAACATCCGTGTGTAACTTCGAAAAGTTATACTTAAATAACTATTAACCTTCCCAGTATAGGGATTCGTAATAGCCGACATGGATGGGTCCAAGGGGGCCCTAACAAGTGAAACCATACCAACAATAGTAAGTGCTATGCGCTTACCATTGTCAGATTGTTTACACAATCTGACAAGACCATTTAGGTCTTCCGGTAGTCCCTCCGCATTTCTAGCGAAAGGGCGTTTAATATCAATGCCAGGGTCTAACGAGCCAAGGGCTCTAACAGTAAGTTCCCGTTTAAGGAATTTACCATAGGTAACGGTAGACACCGCACCCCTGCATACAAACTCATGGAGCAGCAAGTATGAATATCGATAAACGATATCCTCCAAAGGGAGAG